AAAGACAATCATTTGATCGACGCTTTGCGCTACGCCTGCGAGGGTGCACGCAGGGCAAAGCCTGCCCCAAATGTAGATAAACACAAACCTAAATCGATAAGGCACCACGCATTTGGCGGCGGTGGATGGATGGTATGAGCCTAAAAGACCTAAACGAATTTAGGCATTTACCTGCATTCGCAGACTTGAAAGATGAAGACTGGCTAACGACTGCAAGAACAATGTTTAATCACGCGAAGAATTTGCGCATTAAGGATGGCGTTTTGTATTTTGCACCTACAGAAACAAGCAATGAACAAACACTACAGCAACGAACACAGTAGCGCGGAGGTTGTATCAGCCAACATTCCAAGCGCTCCCGGTGTGCTGGAAGTAGTCCGTGTATGGACTGACCCTGAGCAACGTAAGCAAGGATTTGCTACTGAGTTGCTCAAGTCGATCATTGAAGACGCAGACATTGAAGGCGCTGTATTGATGCTTAACCCTAAGCCGTTTGGTCAAGTAGGGCTGGAAAATCTAGCGCCTTGGTATGAGCGTTTCGGCTTTGCAACAATACAAACTAAGCCAGTGCGCTTAATGGCCCGTATGCCGCAGGTCTACAAAACCAAATTAAACACTGTGGCTGGTGCTGTATCGGAGGCCATCCGTGGATAAAGACGAAGGCAAGCAATCAATCGTAGAGATTGCACGCAAGCGCTATCAACGCGCTCGCGATGCATACGATACATTGCGCCAGCAAGCTATTGCAGATACCCGTTTTGTGATGGGTGACAGTGAAAACAATTGGCAGTGGCCCGAGGATGTATACACAAGCCGCGCCGAGGTGCAAAAAAAGCCTTGTCTCACAATCAACCTGACAGCGCAGCACTGCAACCAAATCATTAACAGCATTCGCCAGAATCGTCCTAGTGGGCGCGTGCTGCCTGTTGATAACTTAGCTGACCCTGACACAGCGGAAATATTAGGCGGTCTATGCCGTTCTATCCAGTCGTACAGCAACGCAGACACGGCCCACGATATAGCCGCAGAGCATGCTATTTACGGCGGTGAGGGCTATTGGCGCGTGCTGACTGAGTACGAGACGGAGACCAGCTTCGACCAAGTTATCACAATCAAGCCACTGGTTAACCCGCAGCTTGTCTATATCGACCCTGATGCCATAGAGCCTGACCGCTCCGATGCTAAGTGGGGGTTTATCTTTGAAGACCTAAGCCCTGAGGAAGTAAAGCTAGAGTTTCCCGACCTTGACCCCTCAAGCTGGGCGCAAGACGGTGATCGCGGCTGGGTGCAAAAGGACATGATTCGCATTGCCGAATATTTCTACTGTGACTTTGTGCCAGATACCTTGCTATTGCTGGGCGACGGTACGACAGCGCTTAAATCTAAGCTGCCAGAAGGCGCAAAGATTGCGGGCAAGTTCTTGACGCTACTTGATGGGCAAGTGTTTTCCATTGTTAACCAGCGCGAGACTAAAACTAAAAAATGGTATTGGTGCAAGCTGGTAGGCGGCGAGACTGAGCCGGTAGATAAGAAGGCTTGGCCCGGTAGCTATCTGCCAATCATCACGGTTGTAGGCAAAGAGCTAAACGTAAACGGTGAAGTCGTGCGCAAGGGCATTGTGCGCGATATTAAAGACCCGGCGCGTATGGTGAATTACAGCTACAGCGCATCTGTGGAAACGTTGGCACTGCAAAACAAAGTGCCATACCTTGCATCGTCCGAGTCAATCGAAAATTTCGAAGACATTTGGGGCGCTGCGAACCTTGAAAACCGCGCTTATTTGCCGTGGAATGCCTACGACGAAGAAGGCAGGCAGCTACCTAAGCCAGAGCGCCAAGCGCCTGCGGTTATGCCAAGCGCACAGGTGCAAATGCTGCAACTGTCCACCGAGGAAATGCGTGCGGCTTCGGGCCAACAGAATGCAAACTTTGGCATTAAGTCTGAGGCTGCTAGTGGTGTGGGTATCCAGCGCCTGAAAGCACAGGGCGAGATTGCTACGTTCCATTTCCCTGACAACCTAGCCCGCGCCCTCACTTATGAAATGCGCGTACTGGTTGACCTTGTACCCAAGATTTACGACACCAAGCGCATTGTGCGCATACTCGGTTTGGATGGCAAAGAATCTAAAGCTGTGCTAGACCCTGAAATGCAACAGCCTTATGGCGAAGCGCAAAGCGACGAAGCTGGCGAGATACAAAAGATATTCAATCCGCTGATGGGCCGCTATGACGTGGCTATTAGTACCGGGCCAAGCTATCAAACCCAGCGCCAAGAGGCCGCAGACACACTGACAGAGCTAACCAGCCGCAACCCGCAGATCATGCAAGTAGCTGGCGACATTGTTATGCGCTCTTATGACTTCCCGATGGCTGAGGAAATGGCTAAACGGTTGGAAAAGACGCTGCCGCCTAACTTGCTGGACAAAAAAGAAGGCGAACTACCGCCACAGGTGCAACAGCAAATGCAGGAAATGCAGCAGCAAGTCGAACAATTAGGCCAGGCGCTAGAGGCCGCAAGCAACCATGCTGAAGAATTAGAAGCTGAGAGCAAGAGCAAGCAAGCCGAGCTAGGCATTAAGGCTTTTGACGCTGAGACCAACCGCTTAAAGGTGCTTGGCACAGCCATGACACCAGAGCAAGTGCAAGCACTGGTTATGCAGACTGTACAGCAGCTATTAGAAGCGCCTGCGCCTGCTGAGTCAGTGCAAGAGGTATATGAAGAAGAGCCTGAAATGCCTGAATATGGCGAATTGCCTGAAATGCTTGAACAACAGATTGAACAAGAAGCTCCGCAAGGGGCTTTTTTTACGCCTGAAGAAGGCCTGCAACCGCCTCAATAGAGGTCGCTACCCGAGCGCATCGGGGTTCCCAACGGAAGGTAAGTTAAATGTCTGAAAACGAGACAGGCTCAGTTGCGCCCGAAACAATCGAAGCAACAACCCCTGAAACTGAACAGGTAAAAACAGAGGCCAGCGAACTGGGTACGGAGACCCCCGACGCTGAGAAAGAAGCTCCGGCTGCGGAAAAGACGTTTACTCAAAAAGAGTTAGATGAAATTCTGCAAAAGCGGTTAGCCAAGTCTGAAGCACGAGCCGAAAGACGCGCAAAAGAGGCTTATCGGGAAGCATTGGAAGCGGTAACGCGAACCCAGCCAGTACAACGCCAAACGTCAGACGAACCACAACGTGAGCAATTTGCAAACGATGCGGAATGGATTGACGCCAAGGTGGAATACAAGCTGCAACAGCGTGACTCAGCCAGAGTGCAAGAGGCCACACGGCAATCACAAGCAGAGCTAGGAAAAAAGACCGAAGACATTTACGCAAGAGCGGAAAAGGTCGCAGGCTTTGACCGAGAGAGCTTTGATGAACTGCCACTTACAAAGTCAATCGCAGCGGTACTGATCGAAAGTGATGTTGCCCCGCAGTTGATGGCGTACATGAGTGCCAACCCCGAAGAAGTCGAGCGCATCGCAAAACTCTCAGACGCACGTCAAGCCGTAGAGCTTGGAAAGTTGGAAGTAAAGCTCCAACAAACTCCCAAGACAACCAAAGCAAGCCCACCTATCAGCCCCGTATCGGGTTCGCGTGGTGGCACATCGCTCGATTTGAGTTCTGCCGATTTCGCTAGCTACAAAGCAATGCGAGCAAAGCAGGGCGCACGCTGGGCACGTTAACCAATCTTTTATTAAGGAATAGACCAAATGTCTAACGTACTCGTTACCTCCTCGCTGGTGGCAAAAGAAGCCCTAGCGATTCTCCAAAACATGCTTGGTTTTGCCAAGAACGTAAACCGCGACTTTGAGAGCGAATTCGGCTCTAACCAAGGCCGTGGCTACTCTCCTAATCAAACCATCAACATCAAGCGCCCCCCACGCTATACCTACCGCGCAGGCCGTGTTTCTGTGCCTCAAGCTACCACTGAGACCAGCATTCCGCTGACCCTCTCACAAGGCGGTGCTGACTTGTCTTTTACCAGCTTTGAGCGCACTTTGTCCGTTCAACAGTTTGAGCAAAAGATGCAAGCCGCTGTCGCTGCTGTGGTGAATGAAATTGACCGCCAAGGCTTGGAACTTGCACGCCGTACCGTTTACAACGCCGTGGGCGCTGTGGGTACTGTGCCCAATACACAAGCACTGGCACTGAGTACCGTTTTGGCCGGTCAACAAAAGATCGATGAAATGGGCGCACCCCGCGACATGCAGCGCGCATTGGTGGTTAACCCATTGATGAACGCTTCTTTAGTCACTGGTATGGCTGGTTTGTTCAACAATCAAGCCTCCTTGGGCAAGCAATACAGCTCAGGCATGTTTGTCGAAGGTTTGGGCCTGAGTGTTGCACTCGACCAAAACGTAGCACGCCACACTAACGGCACGACTGTACTGGCTGCTAACACGGTTGCTGGTGCTGGTCAAACTGGCGCTACTTTGACCGTAACTGCTATTACTGGCACTGCTACGGCTGGCTCCGTTTTCACCATCGCTGGTGTGAACGCAGTCAACCCACAGTCTCGCCAAGATACTGGTTCTTTGCAGCAGTTTGTGTTGACCGCCAACGTAGCCAACGGCGGAACATCGTTCTCGATCAGCCCTGCAATCGTTACCTCTGGCCCATTCCAGAACGTGACCGCATCGCCCGCTAACTTGGCAGTAATCACTTTCTTGGGTGCTGCCTCCGCTTCTTACGACACTAACGTGCTGTATCACCGCGACGCTTTCACTTTGGCAATGGTTCCCATGTACGAGCCAATGAACGGCACTGGTGCAAAGGTCACACAAATGTCTGATGACGGATTCACCGTAAAGGTGACTCAGTTCTATGACGGTGTGAACGACAACAACATCATGCGACTTGACGTGTTATTTGGCTGGGCGGCAACTTACCCAGAATTAGCCTGCAAGGTCGTCGCGTAACCAATTGAATGCCCCTTCGGGGGCTTTTTTCATTCTTTTAAGGAAACATCATGACAGTTCTACTCTCCCGCTCGTATGGCGGTTATCCCGCTGGAAATACCATCCAAGTCCCCACTAATGTGGAAAACGCGATCATCTCCAACAACATCGGCACGGTTGTCGCTACAACCGCCTCCGCTGCTACCACTACCGGCGCTGTGACCACATCACTGCCATCTGGCCGTGTGTCGATTGCTGCCGGTTCTTCATCTGTTGTTGTCACCAACTCCAGCGTAGACGTGAACAGCAAGATTTGGGCTTGTATCAATCAAGCCACTGCTGATACCACTTTGCTGCGTGTGGAACGCGTTGTTCCCGGTAATGGCACTTTCACCATCTTTGGTACAGCCAATGCGACTGCAACGACTGTGATTGATTGGGCGATTCTTGGCCCTTGGGGTGGCCTTACAACTACCTTGTAAGCAAATGCAGGGGCTGGCTCACAAGGTTGGCCCTTGCTTTTTAAGGATAAAAAATGGCTTCAATACCGAAAAACTTTGTCGGAAACCAATCCGGCTTCTACACGCGAGACGATGGCTCAGCACCGTGGGCCTACGATGGCACGACGATGGTTTATCAGGGTTATGGCCCTGTTACAACTTATTCAAGCGGTAACGTAGCAAATGCTACTGCGTCGGCAACAATTCCAGCCGTAGCCGCTAGGACTTGTTATATCTCCGGCTTTGAAGTCACAGGCGCAGGCGCTACCGTTGGCGGTGTTGTTTCTTTGACGATTACCGGACTATTAGGTGGCACTGCTACCTATTCCGTAGACGCGCCCACT